ATTGCGGTCACGATTCGTCGTACTCGTACGCGTACTACGGTTCGCGTCTAGCCTTCCGCGGTCGAATCGTTGTCGCGGAAAGCGTTGAAGCGTACAAATCGCTTCAGCCGATAGCGTAATGCGTAAATCGGAAAGCGTAAATCGGGAGCGAAGCGACAAAGCGTTAAAGCGTTTTTTGTATAGGTTGATGGATTAAATACCAATCGGATGCCGGGAGTGTCGAAAATAAAAAGGAATAGAAATGGAAGAGAGAGTTAATTTGTTACATTTGTCGCAGAAAAGGTGGATTCCCCCATAGCCCGTGTGGTGGCTCGGTCGAACAACAACGCGAATGCGGGTGGCGGTGTTGCTTACTCGAATTGCGGTCACGATTCGTCGAACTCGAACGCGAACAACGGTTCGCGTCTAGCAAACAAAGAAAAGTAAAAATAATCGGTGTACGAAATCCGGGACGTGTTCCCGGTTTCAAGCCGAGGGGGATGAGCCTCAGTAACAGCGGCCGTAAATAGGCCGGAAAACTGAAAAAACAATTGGACGGGTAGAGTTTGGTAGGTGTCCGCTTAGGGCATTCGAAGAAGTCGGGCCCGAGGACTTGAAGGCAGATATGCACAGGATCGGTTATGTCATAGAAGAGATCATAGAACCTTCCAATATGGAGGCTTCTTTTGACCGCGTGCTTCGTGGGACGAAAAGGAAACGGAGCCGTGAAGGACGTTATTTGCTTGCGCATCGAAAGGAGGTGGTCGCGGAACTGTCGTGTAAGATAGCGGACGGGACTTTTCGTGTCACGGGTTACAGGGAACGTGAAGTTTTCGAAGGAGGCAAGTTGCGCCGCATCCAGGTCCTCAATATGAAGAACCGTATTGCCGTCCATGCAGTCATGGCGGTTGTGGACAAACACTTGAAAAGGCGTTTTATCCGTACCACATCTGCCAGTATCAAAGGCCGGGGAGTACATGACCTGTTGGCATATATCCGCCGTGACCTGATGGAAGATCCGGATAATACACGGTACTGTTACAAGTTTGATATAACCAAATTTTATGAGAGTATCAAGCCGGATTTTATCATGTACTGTGTGGGGCGGATTTTTAAGGACAAGAAGCTTATCTCCATTCTTGAGGGTTTTGTCCATATGATGCCAGAGGGTATCAGTATCGGGCTGAGAAGTTCTCAAGGTTTGGGAAACTTGCTATTGTCTGTATTTTTAGACCATTATTTGAAAGACAGGTACGGTGTTCGTCACTTTTACCGGTATTGTGACGATGGTGTCGTGCTCGGAAAAACGAAAGCGGAATTGTGGAAGATTCGTGATGTCGTCCATAGTCAGATGGCGCTGGCTGATCTCAAGGTGAAGGGAAACGAGCGCGTCTTCCCTGTGGGCGAGGGTATTGACTTCTTGGGGTATGTGATATATGGATCGGACCATGTGCGTATCCGTAAGCGCATCAAGAAGAATTTTGCCCGAAAACTGCACGAAGTAAAATCGAGAAGAAGACGGCGTGAACTGGTGGCCAGTTTTTATGGTATGGCCAAGCACGCGGATTGTAATATGTTGTTTAAAAAGATAACAGGCAAAGAAATGAAAAGTTTTAAAGATTTGAATGTCGCCTATAAGCCGGAGGACGGCAAGAAACGTTTTCCCGGAACAGTGGTAAGTATCCGGGAATTGGTGAACCTTCCCATCATAGTGAAAGACTTTGAAACGGGAATTAAGACAGAGCAGGGAGAGGATCGCTGTATCGTGAGTATCGAACAGAATGGAGAGTCCAAGAAGTTCTTTACCAACAGCGAGGAAATGAAAAACATCCTTGCTCAAGTAAGGGAAATGCCGGACGGTTTCCCGTTTGAGACAACGATAAAAACGGAAACGTTCGGCAAAGGTCGAACCAAATATGTATTTACATGAAAAGAGTAGAAGGAAGTGCCGGGGTAGCTTTGATAGAATGTACGTCCCTGGTTCGTAATAAATGGCGCATACGTTGGGATGTGCAGAAGGAAGAAAGCGGGTTCGCTTCCTACATGGAAGAGGAATTCGATCATAAACCGTCCGAAGATGAAATCCGTAATTTGATACTATCCTGGTATAATGCCCGGATTGATGAACGGATTATTTCCGGTTTCATTTATGAGGGTGATCCGGTTTGGCTGTCAAGTGAAAACCAGTTCAATTACAAGGCGGCATTCGACTTGGCAACTATGACAGATGGAGCAACATTGCCGGTAACATTCAAGTTTGGAACGAATGAGGCCCCCGTATATCGTAAATTTGAAACCTTGGATAAGTTGACGGACTTTTATACAAAAGCAATGGCTTATGTTCAGGAAACACTTGCCGAAGGGTGGAAAATAAAGGATTCTATTGAATACGGGCGTTATTTGATTTAATTTAGGAACGTTATTTTTCGCTTTATATATTAAAACACGACAATCGGTGAAATGTCAGATATCCGGTTGCCGTGTTTTTTATTGCCTAAAAATAAGTAGGTTATTTAGCAGTATGGAAATAAAGCGCGGAAATACGGTAGTCTGTGATGTCTATCTGAAGGATAACAGTTATACGGTCGAGGAGATCATGGGGGAGGACACTCTTACCCTGAATTTTCTTTCCCGTAATGTGGTAGAGCTTCGGATAAACGACTATATAGACTTTGAAGGGGTAAAATATACAATTCGTCATAACGAGAAAGTAACCAAACGCGAAACGTCTCTCGGCTGGGAATATACCGTTATGTTCTATTCATCGAAGTATGACCTTTTGGATGTAGAGTTTTTCCTTCACGGTAGACCGGAACGAAAGAAGAACTTCGACTATTATACAGGGACGGCACGTGACTGGCTGGAATTGTTCGTGAAGAATATGAATCGTAGCGGATCGGGTTGGATAGCCGGCTCTTGTATTGAGTCCCGGATGATTACCCTTTCTTTCAAGGACAAGAAGGTCGGAACCGTTCTTGACGAACTTATCAAGGAACTGGATAGCGAGTACTGGATATCCGGCCAGACAATGAACATCGGCAGGAGGGAGTATTCCAGCAATGGACTTGTTTTGGCACAAGGCGAAGGGATGGGTTTTACCGAACTGGAAGTGTCCGCTGTTGATGATACGCCGCCGATTACGGTACTTTATCCCTACGGTTCAGACAAGAACCTTGGTTCCGATTATGGCGCTGATTATCTTCTTCTGCCTGATGGCCGGCTTTCTATCGAAAAGAATGTAGAGAAGTACGGCCGGATAGAAAAGTCCATGCAATTCGACCATATCTTTCCGAAAGGAGAGTTTGCCGTAACAGAAAAGATCGACGATTACACTCTGAGAGCTTCCGGAATGGATTTCAATCTTACCGATTGCCTGTTGGACGGGGTGGAAGTAATCGTTACATTCCAGGATGGCGGCTTGGCCGGCTATGACCTTGCAATCGTAGAGGGTAGTTGGGATAATGACTTGAAGCAATTCAAACTAAAGCAGAATGACCAAGAAAACGCTTTGAAAGTCCCCGGTGACATTAACTTTTCTGTCGGTGACAAGTTTATCCTTACCGGCCTGAAGATGCCGCAAAGCTATCGGGATAAAGCTTCATTACAGCTACAGGAAGAGGCGCAAGCATGGTTGGACGGCAAGTGTGAAAAACGCATCCAGTTGCGAGGAAAATGTGATGAGATTGTTTTTCGTCTGCAAAACATCTTTATCGCCTGTGGCCAGATGGTTGGCGTATATTCCGAACAGTTGGATATCGATCGAGAGATTCGTGTTACCAAAGTAAAAAGGTATATCGAGAAAGACGGTACACCTTCATATCGGTATGAACTTACCTTGTCCGATTTTCTTGAATCGAATGGTTTTAAGGATTTGGTGGATGATGTGAATAAAGTGCCGGAAGAGATTGAGGATGCAGTTAAGCCGGTTCGGGAACATACGAAACGTTCATGGCGAGACGTGATGGAAACTTTGGGCATGATGTTTGACCCGGAAGGGGATTATTTCACTGAACTTATCAAACCGTTGGCCGTGCATACGGCGCAACTTATCGTCGGTACCAATTCTCAGCAGATGGAACTTATAGGGGTGAAGTTTATCCCGAATGCGGACAATGATGCCAACTATTTCAAGAATACGGCAGGAAAGTTGGTGCACTTTACTGTTAGCGAGGAAATCCGCGAATGGGTTATTCCATCGGCTTCTTTCCGGCTAAATAATTCGCTTGCCTATTACGTCTATGCCAAATGTCCGAAAGAAGGGGTAAATGGCTCAATATATGTCAGTGAACGGCAGATAAAGCTGGAGGATGAGACAGGATACTATCATTTCTGGGTGGGCGTGCTCAATACGCCGGAGGATGGTGTCCGTTCCTGGCTTCCGAATTACGGATACACCGAGATTGCCGGCCAGACAATCACGACAGGGATGATAAAGGACAAGTTGGCCCGGTTGGTGATCGACCTGGTGAATGCAAAGATAACGGCGGTCAATGGTGCCACGATCGAAGGGAAGGTTACGTTTACATCGGGGACATCCGGCTATAATAACATTTCCGACCGTCCTAATCTTCAACCGTTGTACGATGGTATAAATGATGCCCTGACAGAAGCTGAAAATGCTTCAAATGCGGCTAATAATGCCCAATCGACAGCCAATAACAAGGCAAGGGTATTTTATCAAACGACGGCTCCAACATCGGGTATGAGGACTAATGACTTATGGGTGGATGGTGTGAATATTTATAGGTATAGCGGTTCTTCATGGGTTCTTGCCTCGAAGTATGACAATACGATAACGGAGATCAACGGTGGGCTCATAACAACAGGTGCAATCGCTTTTGGAAGCACAGGTGGAATGGCCGCTTCTGGTACGATCCGTATTTGGTCGGGAGGAGCAGCTGGGGCTAATGGACAACCACCTACTGATCCAACTTTTAGTGTTGATAGCTCAGGTAATGTGGTTTCAAATGGAACTATTACAGCGAATGACGCCATTTTGTTAAGAAATGGACAAGCAGGGATTACAGGATATGGTACATCTAATAGTTCTATAAGATTTTGGGCTGGAGGAGCAGTTCCAGAAAGTGCAGATTTTAGAGTTGACCAAAGTGGAGATGTTAACGTTAGAATGTTAAATGCTATAAGTATCAATGGAGGTACATCTAATTTTTCAAGCATTTATTTAGCCGACAAATCGTGGAATAATAACTATGTTAATCTGTTTGCAGCAAGAGAAGCTCAAGGAATGGAAATTCAAAAAACTTACCAAGGTGTTTTAGATAATATCGGAAAATTCATTGTAATGAAATACAATCCTGATGCAACAGCTTATCGGGAAATAAGTTTTTTTGTTAGGCATTTTAAATCAGACATATCGTGGCTTTTTAGGACTTGCATAAAGGCAAGTCAATTGCCGTCTTTGGTTCAGATTAATGATTTAGATACATCTGGAACAAAGTATAATGTAAAATGGGATAGTGCAACTGGTTTATTATATATAGAATAAGAATATGGATTTAACATTGAAAGACAGAGTATTAATACTCAACACCGTGTTACCACAGTTTGACACGAGAAAAAACATGGAACTGAAAGTATCGATAGACAGTAAGATAGCGATCTCGGAGGTTGATCAGAAGCGTATCGTTATCAAGGATATGGGGAGTGGTCAAATCAATATCGGATTTACCGATGCTGCCGCCATAATGGAAACAACGGATATCGTTTTGACAGACGAAGAACTTCAATATCTCAAACAACGTGTTGACTTCATAGATCGTAATGGCATGTTCTCTGAGTTCACGATGCCGACGTATGTTAAAATATTGGATGAACCATTGATAGAAAAGGAGCAATCAGCCGTATCGGCCCCTCTCCTTTAAAAAGTAGCTTATGTCAGATTAATTAAACAGCAATATTATGATTTGGTTAGTAGTATTATCAATTATTATTATGGGAACTTACACAGCTACGGTCTGTATCAAACAAATAGGAATCCCAGCCTCGATCAGTGCAACGTTTTATAAGTTAAAGCATCCGTATTGGTTTTGTGCTTCCATGTGGCTCACTGCAGGACTGCTCATGCCAGCTATCCTCGAAGTATCTAGGCCGAACACTGAATGGATGGTGTTCTTTGCCTGTGGCGGAATGTTTTTGGTCGGGGCAGCACCAAACTTCAAGGACGATTTTGAGGTAAAAATACATACTGTTGGTGCTATACTATGTATTGCCATGTCACAGTTATGGGTTTCGTTTAATTGTCCTTGGAGTCTGGCTGTCTGGATTGCCTACATCGCCTATACGGTGGTAATGATAAAGAAGCACGTTTCGGACAGCATTATTTCTGATTTTCTTTGGACTAAGCCAATGTTTTGGGTGGAGATCGCTGTGATGGTTACGGTGTATGTAAGTTTATTGGCTAAAATGTAGTAGTATGGAACGTATCATACATCTGAATATCACGCAAGACATCACACATGGCACTATGATTATTTTCATCTGTGCCATCCTTACCATCGTGGCATCTTTTATCGATATGTGGACGGGCATTGATGCGGCGCGAGTAAACAAAGAACCTATTTCAAGTCGGTCGCTGCGAAAGACAATCGCCAAGATCGTAGACTACCTGCGTGTCGTCCTCTTTGCCGTCCTGATTGATGTATTGGGGTTGTTCTTCCCCTGGTATGCGATCCCGTATTGTGCCATAGTGGTAACATTGGGGATATTGCTGATTGAAGGCCGTTCAGTGGTTGAAAACAGTAAAAAGAAAAAGAGTCATGCAGGCGAAGTGGCGGAAATGGTAGTTAAGATCATCGAGTGTGTCCAAGAAAAGGACGCGGAAGAAATAATAAAGGTAATCAAAGAAAAAGGAGGTAAAAATGAAAAAGAATGAATTGCCTAGAGGACTTAGAAATAATAACCCCGGTAACATCAGACATAATAGCGATGTTTTCCAGGGCGAAGTAAACCCCAGTCGCGATAAAGAGTTTAAGCAGTTTAAGACGATGGCCTACGGTTATCGTGCGGTATTCCGAACACTACTGACATATTATCGAATATACAGGCTAGAAACAATCCGACAAATGATTTTCCGTTGGGCCCCACCGAAAGAAAACAAAACAGAAGCTTATATAAAGGCTGTGTCTGACTACTCCGGTATTGCTGCAGATGATTTTATCAGCTTCAATCGGGAGCAGATGATAAGGATAGTGGCAGGAATGAGTCGCGTCGAGAATGGGCGGGAAGCAGATATGTCGGATGTTATAGCGGGATGGAGTCTGTTATGAAGTCCCGGAATGCCATATTGATTCTGATCCTCTGCTTTCTTTGCTTCTTAACAGGTCGTTATACGAAGAAAGCAGAGATCGAATCTGTCTGTAAGACTGACACGTTTATTCATGTTGATACGATCCGCGACAGTATACCGTACCCAGTATATGAAACATTGATTGAAACGATACCTGAACCGTTTCCGGTATATATCACGCAAGGAGGCGATACGATAAAAGATACGATATATGTAAATGTACCGATTACCAGTAAGGAATATAAGACGGATGATTATTGTTTATCAATATCCGGATATAAGCCAAATCTTGATTACATAGAGGTGTACCGGAAGACTGAACAGATTACAAAGATGGGCAAGTCAAGGCTATTTGGGGTCGGAGTGGTCGCTGGATATGGGATTGGGAAATATGGTTTGTCACCGTATGTTGGGGTAGGAGGATATTATCGGATTTGGTGATTTTTTGTGTTGTGCAACATATGAGTGAATATTTGTTTGTTCTTTTTCTTGTCGAATTGATAAAATGACTGTACTTTTGCATAATCTTAAGTTTATGTGGAATCTCCAATTTATACCGGTTAAAATTGGATAAATAAATTTTCTATGGAAACAAGAGAAAAAGTCCTAAAAGGACAAAGGAACCGTGCTTATGCAGGTTTACATGCAGAGAGAAAGAGAGCAGATAAGTTGGAAGCTGCAAATGCCATTATGGGATTTATTGGTGTTGTATTAGCTGTAATATCTCTTTTTTCTTTTGTGAATGAATAAAGGCATTTTGCCAAGTATTAAATTAAAAAATAATATCAATGAGAAAAAGGCGAAAGCTGAAATAAATATAATGAGCATTATTGATTAAAAAAATATATAGGCAGTAGGGGGAGGGAATCCCCCTACTATTTTTTCAAAACAACAACCTCCCATCCTTCTTATCCATCACCGCCTTAAACACACTTTTGTAAATCTCATACAGTTCCTTCCTGCTTTCCGGCCCCGGCCAATCAGCGAAAGACTCTCCGGCGAAGAATTTCCAAGCAAAAATCCGTTTGGCTTTTTCGGATAAGCCTAATTGGCCGATCTGATTTATTTTAGGCCATCCCATTTAAACAAGGATAACAACTTCCTGTTGGCTTCCCAAAGCACACTGTAGTCCCGTTCGATATACACACGAGCCAGCTTTAAAGTTGAATCGGAGTGGTTTAGCATTTCATCAACTCTGGCAATATCAATTCCAGCCTTATTTGCTGCTAACGTTGCCATCGTATGGCGGGCATAATAATAATTCAGATCTGGAACCCCTATTATTTTTCCTATCTCATCTAATCCTTTATTTATTGATTTATTGAAATTCTCTGAACTTCTATACCACTTATGAAAAATAAAGACTTTCTCTCCAGATGGGTCGGAGTATTTCTCAAACAAGCTTTTTATTTCCGGTTCAATCCTGACCTTCATTTCAGCCTTATCTTCACGCCTTGTGCGTGTCTTAGTCCTTTGATAGGTAATAATTTCGTTTTCGACGGTAGGAGCATTATAGAAATCAGCACTATTCATGCCCATCATCGCAAATGATAAGATAAATAGGTCTTTCGCTAAATTGAAAACAGGCTGACCTCCATTGCGAGCATTTTGTTTATACGGAAGATCTATTATTTGCTGCACTTGGTCTATAGACAATGTTCGATGCTCACTTTTGGGAACTGGTGCGATTTTGTATTTTGAGAACGGGGAAAATGGGATGCGTATGATTCCTCTGTCCTCGTCGTTATATTCATTTTTAGCGAGGTTGTGTAGTGTTTTGATTTGTGATGTGTAAAGAGATATGCTCCGTTTACCTTTAGGCTTATCAGTAGGTTTTGATCCACCATCGCGACATCCCTTAAAAGAAGGTTCGTTTTTCAGAAACTTCTCAAACGCCCTCATAAAAGATGCTGTAATGAGGTTTATGTCGAGTTCTTCTTTTCCGATAAACCTGACAAGCGCATTTATGGCTATCCGATAGTTCTTTGCTGTACCCAACCTTCCATCTTGCTCAAGATCATCCGCTATTTTTCGTCCATAGGAAATGAAATTCAGACTGAAAATCTTTTCCTCTGTAGTCAAGAACTCCACAATTCGATCAACATCCCAGTGTTCTGCTTCAACACCTGCGGATGTCAATTTTTTCTTAAATCCTAATATCATCTCTTCCATTAGGTCGATTACGGCTTGATTCTTGATCTTGATTTTTTCTTTTCCGTTGTCTTTCTTTTTTATAATATCTGAAGCTGATACATTGTGGCTGGTCTTGATGTATTTGGACTTGCCTTTCTGTGTAATACGGATTTTTACGTTATATGTACCATCTTCTTTCCGTTGATGCGGGAGTACCAAAAATTTGAATGTAGCCATAATCGTGCGCTGTAAAACATTTGTAAAAAAAATAGTACACAAAAGTACGTCAAAAAGATATTTTATATGTACGTGTTTGGATTATTTAATTAGCTGAAAGATTTTAATTGTATAATTAAAT